CTGTTCTCCAAGCAGTTGAACACGACCGTTTCGGCCAAGGTCGCGATCCCCGGTCGCGAGTGGATTGACTACTTCGCTGATCCAGTCGAAGGCGCGTTCATCTACGTCACATTTGCTGAGAAGCCCACACCTAAGGGTAAGTGCTACGAGGCCGTCTCGTTCGATTTCGACCGACACGGCGGCGTTCCTGATGCGATCTTGGCCCAAGCCCTACAACTCGATAACCTGCTGGTTATCGAGAGTGTAGAAACCTTGAAGGCCAAGTTCTACGACGAAGATCCGGAGGATCTTTCGGCTGTCCCTGCTGAAACCGAGGCTCCCGCCACGGTTTCTGCTGAGATGAAACCAGTTCCGGCTCCAAAGCCGTTGGATATTCCGAAGCCTGCTGTTCCTGAGTCAAAGGTGCAAAGACCCACGGTCACGACGACCCAACCACCAGCACCGGCGACTACGGCGGCAGATTCCTGGCCTGCCAAGGGTTCGGTGGTTTACCACCGAACCTTGGGCCAAGTGACAGTCCACAAGAACGCCGGAGGGGTCATCAGCGTCTTTGACAAAGACGATGAACCCCACAAGGTAAACTTGGCAGACTTGTCGCGAGAGCCTGTAGCACAAGCGACAGAAGCCACGCCTACGGCATCGCCGGAACCAGTACCAGCTTCCGCTGGTTCAGGTGATAGCGAAGCGTGGGATTCGGATTGGCCTGAGTAACACTCAGGCCGAGGATCGGCGGCGTGGTGGGAACACGCTAGTAAGGTGACCGCGAAACGAGGCAGGGGTGCATGACTTCGCGTGGGCAAACAGTTGACTGCCAAGCAGGTTCGAATCCTGCCCGATCCTTTTGCCAAACCACTTCGGGGCGGCGTATGGAGGTTGATGATGGCGAAGCTGACGGACACTGATAAGAAATTGCTTACTTTGGTCTCGCGATCATCATGCCGGATGATTGAAGGGAATTTGCTATACCCATGTCACGACGAGATCGCCAAGCATTTTGATAAAGCTAGCGAAGGTCTGTTTAGTGTCTGCGAAATTGAAGGCAAGAAATATGTAGGCGTTAGCGATGACGCAGAGGTTTTGATAGAGTGGTTGATTTAAGTTTGCCAACCCATTTCGGGGCGGCTGTTTACCTAGAAAGGTTGATGATGCTTACTTTAGAACAACGCGCAACAAACAACGAGACATTTCGCCATATTGAGCGAGTGCGAAATTTGCTCAATGCTTGCGTGGTTGAATTGCTCAAGCGTGGAGAACTACATGACCAGACAAAGCTCGAATCTCCAGAGGTCGAGGTTTTCGCGGAGTACACGCCAAAGCTTGCTGGCTGCACCTACGGGAGCGATGAATACAAGGGATTTCTTGAAGCGATCAAGCCTGCTTTGCAACATCACTACGCGCACAATCGCCACCATCCAGAGCATCACAAAAACGGTGTAAACGATATGAATCTGCTCGATATCGTTGAAATGCTTTGCGACTGGAAAGCAGCAAGCGAAAGACACAATGATGGAAACATCAGAAAGTCAATCGAGATCAATGCGAATCGATTCGGATTGTCTCCGCAGTTGGTAAAGATCCTAGAAAACACTGCGGATCTTTTGTTCCAGTAGGTCGCTTTTGTCGGGACTTGTAAACAAGTCCCGACGTTTGTAGTACAATACAGTTTTGGTTTTTCAGCAACTCGGCAACAGGAAAAATACCATGCCATCGAAGTCAGGAACGTACAAGTCCACTGTCCCTAAGGAGAAGAAGGGGGCGAAGGGAACCAAGCCTCCGAAGCAGCCTCCGGCTGCTCCGAAAAAGGGTGGCATGACCAAAGGAAAATAACGGTTGGCCTGCCGCGCGGATTCTAACTTCTCCGCAAGATAGGCTGGTGCGAGGTAAGTGCCGGGTTCCTACTGGCCCATAACTACCTAGTTCGTGTAGCAAGTAGAACAAAACCTCCGACTTGCGTACCGGACAAATACACCACCCACTGCCTCACTCACTTCGGGCAGTGGGTGGTTTTTTCATGTTTTTACAAGGGCAACCACAATGGTTATTTACGTTGATTGTGATGGTGTTTTGGGTGATTGGGTCAAGCAGGTGCATCTATGGGCCGATAAGCCTCTCAAGCCTTGGAAGGCTTGGGACGGCTTCTCGGAAAACGGAATCACCCAAGACCAGCTTGACGACATGATGTCGTTCGTATCGTTCTGGGATTCGATGGAACTCTTGCCAGGGGCCAAGAAACTCTGGGCCGAAGTCGGCAAACTTGCCGACTCGGTATACGTCTGCACTCGACCGTTCCCGCATCCGAATTGCCTATACGGCAGAGCCGTATGGCTCAAAAGGGAACTGGACATCGAGATCCGGCAGACGATCTACATGCACGACAAGTATGAACTGGCTCGCCCAGGGGCGATCCTGATCGACGATAATGTCGATAATTGTCGGCTTTTTAGGGAGAAAGGCGGTGATGCAATCTTGTATCCTCAATCGTACAATAGTACGATTGAGACTAAAGACAAAACGCAATACATCCTCGGCAGTATCAAGATCCTTATGGAGTTACAAGATGCCTAAAAAGAAACCACTCGAAGTCCTCGAAGAAGCAGCAACCACCAAGCGAAAGGAACAGAAGTTCCTTTCGCTTGGATGCCCTCTGCTGAACCTCGCCGTCTCCGGCGATTGGCAAAAGGGGATCATGGCCGGAACCTACGTTTTCTACGTCGGTGACTCGTCCAGCGGTAAGACGCTGGCGACCTTGACGTTGTTGGCCGAAGCGGCCAACAACCCTGATTTCGATGATTACGAATTGTGGCATATCGATGCCGAAGTGGGCAACCACTTCGACTTCGAGAAGTTTTTTGGGTCGAAAGCCGCGAAGCGGATTCAGGTGCGTAGGCCCTTGCCGGGGAAGCCGATGCTATTGGAGGAAGTCTACGATTGGTTGGAGTCTTTGACCAAGGCGGGGAAGAAGTACGTCGCAGTGATCGACTCGATGGACTCTCTTTCCACGGAAGCCAAGGAAAAGCAAATCGCAGAGAATGCCAAACTACGAGCCGAAGGCAAGGACACCAAAGGCAGCTACGGCGATGCCAAAGCTAAGCTGAATAGTCAATACTTGTCGCGAGCTATAGCGCAGATCGCTGACTCAGGCTCCATTCTTTTGACCATCTCACAGACTCGGGACAACATCAACGCAGGCCCTTACGAACCCCAACAAACGCGAGGCGGAGGCCACGCGATGAAGTTCAACGGTTCTGTTGAAATCTGGACGTATCCAGGGAGTTCCATGACGAAAGAAATCAATGGCATCAAACGGAATATCGGGATGATCCCGATATTCAAGGTGGAGAAGAACCGAGTGAACGGCAGGAAGCGAGTCGTTCGCATCCCGATTATGCCGGACTTCGGCATTGATGCCACGGGAGCCGCCGTCGACTTCTTGGTGACGGAGAAAGCGTGGGCAGCCGACAATGGTAGGATCACTTCCACCCTGTACGACAAGACCTACAACCGCGAGCAATTGATTCGCAAGATTGAGGACGATGGCCGCGAACAAGAGTTGTTCGAGGCGATGCAGGCTTGTTGGGACTCTATCGAGTCCCAACTGACAGTAACCCGTAAGAAAAGGTACGAATAAGATGGACGAACTGATTGAGCAGATCCGATCTGCGGCAATGAACGTAGAGCAAAAGGTGCTGTCAGGGGATGCCCTAACAGCCGACGAAAAGACTGAGTTGGTGGTCAAGATCAAAACTGATCTCGCACGACTGCGAGATCAGTTCCATGAGATCGGACATCAACTCGAAGGCATCGCCATCACCCGCGCAGCGTTGGCAGAAGCTCGGAGGTAATGATGACCGCAGTACCGGCAAGATTAACCGACGAGCATCGTAAGATGCTCGGTCGGTTTGTAGCCCGAGTTGTCGAGTTTCTCGAAGTTGAGATTGACTACTCTGGGGGTGAATCCTATGAGATTCACCCACGATACCTTGACGGCTTGGCTGTGAAGGTTAGTTTGCGTCTGTTGCATTCCGATGGGAATGTGTACAGACTAGACATCTTCTTCGGCATGGAACCCTGCACTGAGAACGAACACAGAATGGAGTCGCTTATTCGTTACACGCTTACAAAAGCCTTGCATGACTTTAGGAAACGACCGCTACCCACTCCGGAGGCTACGCGATGACCGACGATGCTCGCTACGCGATCATCGACGTAAGTAACCTCGCTTACGCTCGGTGGCACACCATCCCGCCGCAGTTTTGGCGGGATGATCCAGGCACGCTGTTCAAGGCGTTGCATCAGTCCTGCAACAAGTTGCAGGACGATCTGTGCGTAGACACCCTGATTTTCTGCTTCGATGGTGGGTACGATTTTCGCAAGAAAATCGACCCTGCGTACAAGCAGCCTCGCAAAGAGGCGAGGTTGCAAGCACCTGAGGACGAAAAGGAACTCAGGCAGATCCTATTTGACCAGATTGCAGCGTTCCGTGAGATCCACCTACCGACCATCGGAGCCAGGAATATCTTCTGGGCCAAGGGGTTTGAGGCTGATGATCTGATTGCATCCTGCGTACTGAATCTTCCAAAGGCTCGAAAGGTCTACATTGTCAGCAACGACGAGGATCTCTACCAGATGATCGAGGGCAGTCGGGTGGTAGTCTACCGCCCGACTTCCAAAACGATTGTCAACGAGGAGGATTTCCGAAGGAAACACTCCGAGATGCCGCCATGCCTTTACGCTTCCGCAAAGGCATGGGCAGGCTGTTCGTCCGACAATGTTGTCGGACTAACAGGCATCGGTATGGCGAAGGCCGCAAAATTTTTAATGGGAAAAGGAAATCCTGCCTTCCGCGAGCGATTTACGAGCCAGATTGAAACGTACAATAAGAACATCCAACTGACCAAGCTGCCCGCACCTGATACGCCGAAGTGCCGTCCTGTTCCACAGGACGTTCCGCTGGACTGGTCAGTGATGGGCCGAGTATTCGACAGCATCCCCCAACGAACCCCGAAAGGCATCAAAAAATGAGCATCCGATTCACCAGGAAGCAGTGGCTAGACTCGAACAAAAAGCCGGAAGATCGGCGAACCGCCGAGGAAAAAAAGGCCGACAAGCAGAAAAACAGGACGACTCAACTGCGTAAACATCCTCGACGAGTTCGCTTCCGCGAACTCGTCCAGGCCGTCGAGAATAAGTGGCCTGGATACCAACACATCAAGGACGAGCGAGTGCTGCAAGCAGTCGCGAGGAGGGCGGGCAATAATGCCTAAGAAATCAACTGCACCTATTACCCCAAAAAAGAAACGCAAGGGCGATCCGAAGAAGGGCTCCGCTTTCGAGCGAGAGTTCGCTCGAAAGCTATCCTTGTGGTGGAGCGAAGGCAAAGCCGACGATTGGTTCTGGCGGCTTGGTGGCTCGGGTGGCCGAGCCACCAACCGGGCAAAGTCCGGCAGGAACACAGCCAACGGCTACGGGGACATTGCAGCGCAATGTCCCGAAGCACAGAAGTTGCTGAACATAGCGACTTTTGAGCTTAAACGAGGATTTAATCGCATCAGCTTGCAAGACCTGCTCGATAAGCCAAATGGGCCAAATCAGATGCGAGACTTCATTGAGCAAGCGAAGCGATCCGCTTCGCTTGCGGGTACTCCGTTTTGGGTTCTTGTCTTTAGGCGGGATCTGCGGGAAGAATTGATCGTTACCAACATGGCTTGGGTCTTTGACGATGATGCTTCGCGTTGTTGTCTTATGCGGTATGAAGGCTCCGAGGGGTTAGTTTTGATCCGACCGTCATCGGAGTTTTGGAACGAAGATAGACGAAAAGCATTACAGACAGAAGCAACGAACCACTACAAACTGTATGGAGCTTCCCAATGAAAATCCAGCGTAAAGAATTCCTTCGTCACCTAGAGTCCTGCGCCCCTGGCTTGTCCTCTACCGAGAACATCGAGCAGTCTGACTGCTTTCTGTTCTCGAACGGGAAGGTTTACACCTTCAACGACGAGGTACTCTGCCAACAGGATACCATTGTCAATTTCCGCTGCGCGGCTCCTGCGAAGCCGCTTTTGGAAACCTTGCGTAAGCTCACCGAGGAGGAGATCGACATCGAGTACAAAGACGACCGATTGGTAATCAAGTGTGCCAACGTCCGTCAGATCAAACTCAATGTCCACCCCGAAGTCATCCCCCACCATGAAGCGGTGGATGCCGCAGGCGAGTGGGCAGACGTTCCCCCGGTGTTCGCAGACGCATTGGCGATGGCCGCCGATTCGGCGGCCAAAGACTCCGAAGCATGGGAACTGACCTGCGTTGAACTCAGCCCCCGTGGCCTACAGGCCACGGATGCGTTCCAGGCAATCCGCTACAAGCTGGATTGCCCGATCAGCAAGCCGACGCTTATCAAGCGTTCGGCTTGCGGTGCGGTAAACGGCCTGGGCGTTGCCGCCCTGGCCGAATCGGAAGGTTGGTTGCATTTCAAGACGTACACCGGACTGCAAGTTGCAGTCCGGACGTACAGTGGATCGTTGCCGGATCTTTCGGATGCGTTTCGTTCAGAGTCAGAATCTAGCTTGAGATTTCCGAGTTGCCTACTAGACGCATTGCAGAAGGCGACTGCGTTCCTTGCTGACACCGGAACTGGGAAGCAAGCCCAGTTCCGGCTCAAGCCTGGGAAAATTATGGTGCGTGGGCAGAACGAAAGTGGGATTTATGAGGAAGTCCGAGACGTACAATACGATGGGCCTGCCAGAGCGTTTGGGATCAACCCAAAGTATGTCCAGACGCTTCTCAAGCATGACTATCCGGTTTCGCTGACGCAGACTGCTCTGCGTATTCGCGGCGAATCCTTTGTATTCCTTACTTCGATGGAGACGGTGGTATGAGCGAGTTCAAAGTTGGTGATAAGGTTTGGATCGAGGCTGAGGTCATTGACATTGTAGGAGATGCCGTGAGGGTTCGGGCTGATTTGTGCGATGAATCCTTTTGGGTCAACGCTGGACAATGCAAGCCCGTCGAGCCTGAATCAAATCCCCCGATCACCAAAGAAGATGTCAGTGTGGTCGATAGGTACTGCGAGTTAGTTCGATCTCAAAGCGATTTTGCTTGGACGATTTTTTGCAATCTTGCAGTGATGGCACAAGACGCTGGGGCTCCGCATAAAGAATCCAATGAACGCGCTGCCGATATGATGAAATACTGGTTCGGTGTCGATGTTAGAAAGTTTGAGCAATGGTCGTGGAAGCCCATCGAAACCGCCAAACCTGACCCATATCGCAGGCCATTTCAGGTCGGTGACATAATAGAAGTGTGCAACCCCCATCTAGGCACACACGGCCACCGTGGGGTCGTGACAGAGGTTCTGGACGGATTAGCGAGTGTTAAGATAAATATCAATAATTGCTGGTTCGTACTATCGTACAAGAGCCTTCGGCTAGTAAAACCAGAACCAGATCCAGTTGTCGAGCAAACCTCGACAACTGAACCCGAAGCCAAGCGACCCGAGACTACCGCCACCCACTACGGCCCAGACATCAGCAAAGTCAGTTTTGAGTTCACCCAAGACCCCAACACCCTCGGCACTACCGATGCCTCGGGTTGCGGATCTGAGTATCTGACCGTCGAGTGCGAATATCAACTCCCCGGAGAGGAGCCGTTCTTCGTAATCCGAACCACTTCGGGTTGGTCTTTCGACGACCCCGAAGCATTGCTTGCCCTACTGAACTCTGTAAAGGATGCTGAGAAGAAATGCCGCTGTTCGCTTCCGCAAAGCTAACCAAGTCTTTGCCCGTCGTCCCGCTTTGCGGGACGTGCAAGGCAGACCGAAGTTGCCAGCATCCAAAGCAGACTTGGCCGGGTAAACCGGCCAAAGTCGTCTTTGTAGTCGATAAAGCCGGTGACGACGCGCCGGATGCCCTTCTAAACGGCCAATTTGGCCGTTTAGGGACAGTTTGCAGTCGGGTTGGCGTAACTCTTGATGCTTACCCCAAAGTGCCCGCAGCGGCCTGCCCAGGGGCCTCAAATGAGGCGTGGAGGCATTGCCAACCGCTTGTGGCGAGCGAACTCGCTCGCCTCAACCCCGAAGTCGTGATTCCCTACGGGCCAAGAGCCACGCAGTCGGTCATTGGCCGGTATTGGCAACAGCCTGCCGAGCTTTATGACCGATGGTACGGCGCGGTGATCCCTTGCAGGGATCTCAACGCCTGGATCTGCCCGGTGGGCCTCATGGGCGAACACAAACGGATGCTCGACGTGTCGAGCATGTTTGAGTACAAGTACCTACGGGATGCGATGCGAATATCGGGCCGCCCGTGGCCCGATGGGTGCGTACCGCTAGACAGTCGAATCCGGCAGGTCTACCATGCCCAAGAGATCATCGCTGAACTGGACAAGATTACCAAGACGGCCAAGATTGCGGCGTTCGACTACGAAACCACCGGGCTAAAGCCCGAGTGGGACAACCAGTTGATCGTGTCGATGGCGGTGGCGTACGTCGCCGAAGGCGACGTACATTGCATATCATTCCCGGTGTTCGCCGACACGCACGATGCGATTCGGCGATTCCTGGTATCGGATATTCAGAAGATTGCTGCGAACATGAAGTTCGAGGATCGGTGGAGCCGATCCAAGCTGGGTGTTCAGGTTCGCCGGTGGTGGTGGGATACGATGCAGGCCGCGCATTGGGAGAATCCCAATAGCGGCATCACGGGCTTGAAGTTTCAGGCGTTTGCGAAGTTGGGCGTGCCCTACTTCGCTGACGACGTGGATTCGTTCTTTGAATCCGAGGAAAATTCTCAGCGAAACAAGATATTCTCGATTCCCACGCCAAAGCTCCTGACGTATAACGGGATGGATGCCATAGTCGAATTGCTGCTAGCATCGATGCAGATGGTCGAAAATGGCATCATCAAGGAACACTTCGTACCTAGTAAATACCTACCAGCAAAATGCTCACAGAAATCCACCTGACCAATTTCCAGGCCCACCGCGACCGACGATTGACGTTCGTTCCGAACGTCAATTTAATCACAGGCAAAACCAATTCAGGTAAGTCGTCCGTCTTTCGTGCAATCCGGTGGCTTGTGGAACACAAGCCGATCACCGGATTGCAGACGTTTGACGAACCGCATACCGAAGTGACCATCGCCTCTGAGAGAGGCGCGGTCACTCGATTCAAGCATCCGTCCGAAGGATACGGTTACAGAGTCGCCGGACAGACCTTCGTGGCGTGCGCCACGAAGCAACCATCCGAAGTCCAAGCTACGCTTGGACTCTCGGAGATCAACCTGCAAGGCCAGCACGATGCTCCATTCCTGCTGACGCTATCCCCCGGTCAGATGGCAAAGGAACTCAACCGCATCGTTGACTTGTCGATCATCGACAAGGCAAACGCAATGGCGGCCAGCAACGCCACCCGAACCAAGGGCGAACTTTCGGCGATGGAAACCATCGCCGAGAAGCAAAAAGCCGAACTCGACCAGATCGCCTGGATTCCAGGCGTTCTGGTACAGCACAAATCATTAGTAGTGCTTATGCAAGAGTTACAGGATAAACAAAGCCGATACACGCTGCTGTCTGACAAGACGCAGGTAGTCGTGGAGCTATCCAAGTCTCTGCTAGCATTAGAAAAGTTGATACTAGGCTTGCAAGCCTTGGCCGATCAGGCCAAGGCTTTAGCCGACAAGCAGAATCGCCGTAAGGCGATTCTGACGACGGTTGCACCTTTGGCCGACGTGTCGGCCAAAATCAGTTTAGTTAATACTGTTGGATCAGGATTAGCAAAACTGAAAAAGCAGGGCGAGCAGATTGCCGCCAAGCAATCCCGATTCGTTGTATTGCAATCTGCAATACAACACCTCGCATCGACTAATGAGATCCACGGCGACGTGGATCTCCTGCTCGAAGCAAGCAAGCGACTCGCAGAGTCGCGAGCGAAGCAGTCAAAGTTGGAACGTGTGTTGAGTGGCATAGCAGATTGGCAGGGGACTTACCAAGTCGCCTGTCAATCTGTCACCGAGTTAGAAACCAAAATCAAATTAGTGAGAGAAGTATGTCCGACGTGCAAAAGACCCCTTTAGCCATCCTGTGTTCCGATCTCCACTTGCGGGAGACTGCTCCGAGTGCCAGGGCCGAAAAGGACTGGTACGAGGTCATGGAGAATCATCTCAATGCTCTCTATCGTGCGGCCAACAACAGTGAGAGGAGTATTCCGATCATCTGCGCAGGGGACGTGTTCGACCGATGGAACCCATCGAGCGAACTCGTCCGGTTTGCGATCCAGAAGTTACCTAAGATGTCGGCCATTCCCGGCCAACACGATCTTCGTTACCACGACTATGAAAGTAGGCTCCGAGGAGCCTACGGGTGTCTGGTCGCTGCGGAGATCCTATGGGATTTACCCGCAGGCACTTGGGACGGTGACAGGGACTTGCAAGTGTGGGCGATGCCTTGGGGTCGGTGGGAACCACCGACCGAAGCTGACAACCACCCTTTCGACGGGATTAAGCTGGGAGTCCTCCACAAGTACGCATGGAGCAACCAGTTCAACTGCCACGCCAAAGCCGACGAGTCGTCTCGTTTCGAGCGACTCTACCCCAACCTCGATGCCATGATTATTGGGGACAATCATATTCCTTGGATGTTACCCAACGTGATGAACCACGGCGGGTTCATCCCGCAAAACGCCGATCAGAAGTCCCTAGTGCCTCACTACGGAGTCCTGATGTCCGATGGTTCCATCGAGAAGCACCCCTACGACGTGCCTGAACCTGTGTGGGCAGAATCGTGGCAACCTGAGATCGAGGATACCAAGGTGGCATCCGAGGTCATCCAAGAGTTGCAGGATCTCCAACACACCGGCGATTCGTTTCTGGAAACCTTGAAGCGTTCCGTCGATGCCGTCCCGCCACGGACTGCTCACATCCTTAGGCAGATGCTTGCGGATCTGAAACAAGATGGCTGATTATGTTTGCATAATCTGCAAAAACTCGGTCTATCGTATTCCAGAAGTACCTAGCCCAGACGTACAATACATCGCCTGCCCCTATGGTGGGGCAGGCGATAAACCATGCACACTCAAAGCCAGGAGAACCGATTGTGGACTATGCGGAAATTCAAAAGAGATTAGAGTCAGCCAAGACTCAGCGAACGAGATTGGAGGGGCAGAAGGAGCAACTACTCCGCAACCTCAAGGATCTCGGACACGAGACGATTGAATCAGCGCAGGCGGAAATCAAGGAACTCGAACAGTACATCGAAACCAATGAACCATCTTTCAACAAACAGTGTGACGAATTTTTTGCGGCTAACCAAGATGCAATCAACGCTCTTGGCAGCCTCAAATAAATTTGAGGCTGCCGTCATGGCGGTCGAAAGTAGCAAGTCGTCGATAGACGACTTGCGTGAACGATACGAGGCCGCCTTGGCGGCCAAAGAGATTGTCCAACAGATCAGCATGGAGTGCCAAGAGGCTTGCCAGAAACGCATCGGGTACGTTGTTACCCGATGCTTACAGGCGGTCTTTGGCGACCAAGCATTGAAGTTTCTGCTCGTTTTCGAGCAGAAACGGGGACAGACAGAAGTGCGCGGCGTACTTGTCGATGCGGAAGGTCACGAGCTTGACCCCCTCCAATCGTGCGGCGGCGGAATTTTAGACGTTGCAGCTTTCGGCTTGCGGCTCGCTTGCCTCATGCTGCAACGTCCTCAACCTGCTAGGGTTTTGATTCTGGACGAACCGTTTCGGTTCGTCTCGTCGCACTACCGCAGCAACGTCCGGGCACTTCTGTCTGAGCTTTCACAAGAGATGGGTGTGCAGATCATCATGGTGACGCACATCGAGGAATTCATGGACTTTGAAAACAGATTAGAGATTGAGTAATGGCGCAACTCGAAGGGCGAGAACTTGAGGGGCACGAAGTGCTTGAAAAAGGGGACGTATTCTGGTGTCTTGACGACCCTCCTGACCGTGTTTACGTCGTTGACGTAAATGCGGGCAGAACAGTCGATTCTATGAACGCTCAGTTCAAACGATACGCTGTTCCGACAACGGCTATTTTTCGCAGACCGACAAACAAACAGGAGATTGAATGATGAATGGATACGACTCGGCATATCCGAGCAATTTTGTTCCCGAGCGATACAATCCTGAATTCGGTCTTACCAAACGCGAATTGTTTGCAGCGATGGCTTTACAAGGGATCTTGGCAAATCAAGTTTCCTTTACTAAGCCTGAGGAATCGTGGGAGGAATCTGACGATCAAGAGTCCGACAGGATGCCAGCGGCAGAAGCCGCTGTGTTCTATGCCGATGCACTGCTCAAAGAACTATCGAAGAAGGTGCAAGATGCCAACTAAAGAACTATCGAAGAAGGTGCAAGATGCCAACTAAAGAACCAGCCCCACCACCACCACCAACCGGCGACGTAATCCCACCCTTAACCGATGACCAACGGCTCGAACTTGCGGCCTGTTATGCCGAACTGTGCGGTGTAGATCCCGAGGATAGGGAAGATTGGCGAACTGAAATGGTTTCTGCTAAAGAGTGGGTTCGAGAGTTGCTGGCGATCTGGGCTAGGCGAGCTAGAAAAAGAAAAACAAGCAACATACCGACATCACCACCCCCACCACGAAAACGATAAGAATGACCAGCGACCGATTCGAGTATGTCCTGAGATACGGCAACACCCCAATCGACGACGACGTGGCACAAGCCATGTTCGTCGGGACGGATGCTCCTGCCGGATCTCCTGAGAAAATCGAAGTGATGCGCAAACGTGCAGAACTCGGCCAACCTATTTTCCACGAAAACGACCGATCTGATTGGCAAGGGATTGGCCTTACCTTTATCAAACCGAACCATGAGCAAGAACTGTAAGAACCCGCCAACAGAAGTAGAAGTCTGTTGCTGGAAGCCCCCGACAACGAAACCAAAACGGCGACATACAAGTGTCGATGGCAGATGGCATCGTGAGATTAGATCGCAGGCAGAAGCCTGCGCTCTACAGCGCAGGCTTCTCAAAAAAGCTAAGAGGATGTTAGATGCGAAGCGGCCTCTGGACGCTTCGCGGCTTATCCAAGCCTTGCTCGCTATCGAGCAAGGCGCGTGGATTCTGGAATACGGCGTGGCGACTGAGCATAGCCGTCTAGTAACATTCAAGACAGCCGGTGTCATTCACACCACTCAAAAAACCATCTATAGGAAAATCATCAGCATCTACCCCAAGGAGTTTTGCAAGTGAATCGACCGCATTTTTTGTGCCTGATGCCGGTGTGGAATCACCGGCACGAAACGATCCAAAACGCCCTCAAGTGCTTTTTGGATCAGACCTACAAGAACGCTACGTTGGCGATCATTGATGATCGCCCGAAAGATGCGAGATGTTCTCCGACCCAAGAACAGTGGCAAGAATGGAAAAGCCGCAACGTCTATCTACTCAGGCCACAAAACGGCGAGAAGTTCCGCAGCATTGCGGCAAAGTACAACTTCGCCTTGGAGTACATGGGGCCTCACTTCACCCACATCGCCATCTGGGATGATGACGACGGGTTTACCGAGGGGCACTTGGATATGGCGGCTTGGGAGTATGAGAGGGTAAATAAAAGCAGTTTTATGTGGACTTACCCCGACAAGGTATTCACAACCTTCGGTGGCTCACTCAGGGTCGAACCGACCGAAGGTCGGTTCTGGTCAAGCATCACGTTTGACCGAAAATGCCTATATCCTTGGGGCGGTCTGTTCCCAGACCGCAAGAACGTAGGCCAGGATCAGATGTTCCTCGGCGAACTCAAGACTCGCTTCGCAGACAGCAGAGCCACTCCAACGATCCCCACCTATGTCTATAGGTGGGGGCGAGAGGGCGAACAACACTGGTCAGGGATCTCGCAGGGATTCAACTGTGAATCGTCCTGGGATGCTTGCCCGCATAGCGTGTCGGACAAGCCTTTAGAATCTGTGTATGACGAGTTCTACCTACAAACTCGGCAAGAGATTGAGGCGTACTACCAACAAAACTACTAGCCGCAGTTGCCTGCGGCTTGATCTTTCTCGGCTTTGGCAATTGCTCTTTGCACAACCAGCTTGACAGCCGGTCGGAAGAACAAGCTACCAAGATTTCTCTTGGTAGCTTCTTCGTTTAGCCAGTCCAAGATCGTCTCGATATTGTCCTTATTCCATTGCACGCCCATGCTGTCCATCACCTTCGCCCTTTGGTTGCAAGAGCAGTTTGGAGTCGCTTCGATGCCGATCTTCTTGAGCCAAGCCTTGAGGTTGGTTCCACAACCGCAAGGCTTGCCTTCCTTGTCAGTCTTAGGCCAGGGCTTCGTCTCGTCCTTCGGACGATCCTCAGGAACATGACTCAGTACGGTCATACCGTACTGAGCATCGTTGTGTTCGGCCACGAACCATTCTGGATTCTCGGCCAAGAATGACTTGATGGCCCACCAGAGTCCCTTGGTGTTACCGTCGCCTACAACCCCATACAATGCCGTGTCGTGTACCATGATCCGCTTGCGGATCATGGGCGAGTACAGGTTCAACTCGGTGAGCAATCGCTCACCGGTATGGCGGGTATCAAGGAACAGGAAATCCGCTTCGGGGATTTCTTGGACAGGCTCGGTCAAATCCGCCATCGTAACGGTGTAGGACAGTGGACGACCTTCGTGGATCTTGACATGCTCCTGCAAAATGCCAAGGAGCGTATCGCCTTCTTCTTGCCAAGAGTACAGTTCGGCAGTCTGCTTACACTGCGACTTGTCGCAGGATTCTTTGTTGCATTTGCCTTGGCACGCCTTGCGGCCAAGGGCAGCAAGCAAGAAAGCGGTGCTTTCTCGCCGCTTGGTGATTTCGACTGCGGTATCGCAGTCGATAGTCCATCGCATGAAGGCGTTGATATGCTGATCCAAGTCTCGGGGGTTCTTGAGCAGAAACTCGGCCACTTGGCCGAGGTTCTGCGCCGATACCGGCAAAGGATGCCCGAGGTTCGAGGTTCCGATGGCATCAACTTGTGGTTGCTTCGGCGCGACGTAGGGAGCGAAGTTGACAGGATCGGCGGCGATCATGTCGTACCGCTGTTGCGGTACTTTGATCTCGTCTACGAAGTGCTTGCGGATAGGCTCGGGATCTAGCCCCAATTCCTTGTACCCCAGAATGTAGTTCCGGACTTTGCCTTCCATCGTCAGAGGGTATTTCGGCCCACCGACTCTACCGAATCGGTGTACCCATTTGAGGAACGGCAGGCAGAGTGCCTGCCGACCAGCGGCGCGATACTTGCGGTGGATGTAGCACTCCTCACCCCCGAACATCCGGAAATCAGGGTTGAACCCCAACCAGTGTTCCTTGGACGAGCAGAAAAGCCCGAGGCCCTGAGCCGGGATCTCGAACGGCGGGTCGTTCGAGTCCATCCCGGCTACCTTATAGCCGCGATCCATCAGAGCCTTTTCGTGGCCGGGCCACGAAATGTCGGTAGCCACCCATTCCCCTAGCCCCTCAGGATGCAGAGGACGCATCTGGACGGTTCCTTGAGACGATTGGGATGTAACCACCAGCGTACCGTCTGGGTGCTTCCAGGCGGTCGCCCAGGCCCCTTCCATTTGATCTCGGAATAAGCACTCGAAGTGGGTGGCGACGTAGTTCATGCCGTCGTAGAGCAATGGGCCGGTGAACAGATTCTTTTGCATATCAGGGTCGGAGTTCCGCAGGAACTCCTTGAGCCGGTACAAGCCGTTGGCTTGTACCAGGACGTGCGGATCGGTGACCAGGACGTACTGGCCTTCGGCTTCCTTGAAAAGTCGTTCGCGAGTCTGCGTAGTGCCCTTCGATTCGGTAAATGGTATGTACCGAATCCGTTCGTTGTGTGCGATTCCTTGGACGAACTCTCGGGTGGTCTTGCCGTGTTCGCTGTCTGGATTGTTGTCCAGAACGATAAATTCGCAGTCGGAACTGTCCTGCAAGAGTCGGTGGGCTTGGATCGAAAAGTAAACGCCGTCGAAGTCGTCATAGGTCGCCATTGCGACCGTCAAAAATGGTTTGGTCATTGTTTCCCCGCTAGAAAAAGAGACTCCCTGATTCTACAGGGAGTCTCCTTGATCGCAACAAATTGCTAGGTTGGCAAATTACTGGCAGTTTGTGGTAGCTGAGTCGCCTTCAAATGCCGGAGGATTTGAAGGCGGTACGCAGTTGCAAGGTGCGTTACACTCACTGACTATCAACTCCCAAGTAACACCATCACTGGACAAATAGTCGCAGACCCCGCAAGGCGGGGCCGCTGTAGTTGTAGTGGTCGTTGTGGTGGTAGTTGTGGTAGTTGTGGTAGTAGTTGTTGGACAACCTGCGGAGCAGGTTTGTCCTTGTGCCCACTCAGCCGACCAACCGGCACCAAAGCCAGTAGCACTACAGGAAACCTGAGTGATGCTATCTGCGCACCATTGGAATACGCCGTTAACGTAGAAACAGCATCGCCCAACAGGCGATGCTGTGGTCGTCGGAATACAGTTGGCTTGGGCACAAGTCTGACCTGAGTACCAAGAGCTTCCTTGATAGTAATCGCAGTAGGATTTCGATACGCCCTGCTCGCAGAATACCGATGGGAATCCTCCTTGGGGTCTGCAACAAGCCCCAAACTGTGGAGTCGTAGTCGGAGGAACTGTAGTCGGGCATGTCACCGAGGCGCAGGTTACACCTTCGCCTTGGAACGTACCGCCAAAGTTCTGACACCATTGGTAGGGGATGAACTCGCATCCACCGCCGTAACAACAAGCCCCAGGGCCAGGGGTTGTCGTTGTCGTAGAGGTTGTTGGGCTTGCGGTTGTGGTCGGAACGACCGAACCGCAAGCGTAGCGACGAAGATCGCAATCCGATTGGCTAGCCGTAGGTGGGTAGGCTGGACATGGGCAAGTGGTTGGACAAGGATCGTCGATCTTTGTCCAACCGCCAGCTCCGTTGCCTTTGAACGAGCAATACTTGTCACAAGGTTGGGTTGTACAGCATTGACATTCAGTTGGAGATTTGTAGATACAAGGAGTCTCAGTCAAATCACAAATGCTCTGCGGCGGTGTATCGGGAGCAACACAACCACAGCAACACCTTTCAAAATCATTGTTCTGGCAATAGTACAAACCGTCCCCTAATCCAGTACCCCAATCAAATGTGCCGCCTGGGCATTGGCATTGTGTACTTCCGTCAGCTTTTGTGGGTCGGCAAGCAGAGTCGCCACTAACGTCAAACCATTTGTATCCACTTGTCGCAGAATCGTATGTGCTGGCCCATCTGCAAGTACCTCGACATGACGTGCATGGGGGACTCGTAGTGCCAAACACTAGAGGCTTACAAGTGCCTTGCTGCACCGTACCGCAAGGCGGTGTATATCCAAAAGATGGGGTCGTGGTTACTGGGTACTCACACTGGCAACCTAATCCACAAGTAGATCCACCGAGTTCTGGATCTTCTCTCCATCCACCTAGATTCGGCAGGTAGATCCGACTGCACCCGCCGCCGTTACACGACGGCGTAGTAGTAGGAGCCGCCGTTGTGGTAGTCGTACTACCACACACGCACATTCTGAGATTAGCCGCATCCCAACATTGGTTCGGCCCAGTAGTCGTCGTTGGGCACGCAGGCGGGCCCAACGCCGCCCCACCGGGTCGGCATTGAGTGCGAACGCACTCATTGTACACACTCGGACAAAACGTAGGAGGCTCGCAACCGCAGGGCGGTTGCGTAGTTGTTGGCCGAGGCGTAGGCGAAGCCGTCGTACTTGTTGTCGTGCCTAACAAATCCCCGACGTGTGCGAGTTCGCACACATCGCATGGCGGCCCGGCAACGCATGATGTTTCATACAGGTACATCCCGTCAGTCTGGCTCAAAGAAACGCCGTTTTGGTTCTCCGAAGAATCATAGAACAACCACGGAGAAGGCGGGTTTGCGGGACGCAAACCCGGCCCGCATTGCTGGCAAACTCGCCAGTTTGCCAGCCATTTTTCATCATCGTACTGGATGATCTGATCTGAATCAGTCTTATTGCCCCAGAACCATTGTTGGTCAGATAGTGAAAACGCTCTGTAGATCGCCTTGCCTTGAGTATAAACAGTGGAGTTCATCCCGCAGGGATCTCTACCGCAAGGGCTATCGTGGACGACAACCTGCCCGTTAGGATCAGGGTCAATCGACTCGATTGACCCCCGAGGGAACAATGGGAAGTCTCCGTTGGGGCAGTCTTGGCAGATGATCCAGCCCGCCGCATAGCCTTTGATAGTCGCAGTACGGTAAGTGCCCGCTGCGGGAACTCCGAGCAGATTGTTGGCGATGTTGCACGTCTGCGGGCCGTCAATCGGCCCGCCTGTGGTCGTAGTGGTCGTCGGCCCTGGTGTCGTCGTTACTGTGTAAACGCACCGACTTTCGATTTCTCCGTTTAGCAGGTAGCAAGGATCTCCTGCTCCGAAGCAGTTGCAAGGAGCGTTGCAAGCCGTTCCGATTACTTGGTAGATGTATCCTGTACTCGGAGCAGGGGGCCACGATGTCGTCCCCCCTGGGGGCGATGTCGTGGTCGCGGCCACGCATCTAAGCATACACCTTGTCGATTCACACGGCGCAGCCGTTGTGGTTGTTGTGGTTGTTGTGGTTGTCGTGGTTGTCGTGGTTGTCGTGGTTGTCGTGGTTGTCGTGGTTGTTGTGTTTGCACAACCACCAACGACTCCCCTCCAAACAGGCCCACCTGCACTGCTGCCTGCAACCCAAATACATTCCCCTTGGCATCGAGGGTTGACAGTCGAGATGCTATCGGGCGAGGTTGTGGTGGTAGTCGCCGTGGATTCAGATACGATTTCGGGACGTTCGTTTGTCCAGGTGCCGTTCTGTTGTTTCCAGACTTGGACATAATCGTTAGTGACTCGCGTATAGAAGTTCTGAACGAGCCTACGATACGGCAGCCCAGATCCATCCAAAAGAGGCTCTAGTGTCTTGGTGTCATAATTGTAATCGTATAGACAACAAACGGCCACGCCGGGAATCAACTTGCCTGCCCCGTCCAATCTAGCCGCAGGCAGACCAGTCTCACACGGCGGTAGTGCCCAAAGGTGTTCTGTCGATTTTACGGGGTTAAGCCTCTCTGGACTGATCCCGATCATGGCAGGTGGAGGATCTGCCAGATTGTCTCGCACTATCTTTTCAAACCATTTTTTGTCGGACTCGTTGAGTCCGTAAATTTTGTCGCTCATAGAGGAAACGCCGTAATGTGCAAGATTGCAGTAGCCGTCGTGGAGACGGCGTATAAAGATCCTTTGAATTGTCCGAACATCATTCTGTTCGATCCAATCCAACCAAGCAATTTTTCGTCATCCCATATCTCAATGACATTCTTCTCCTGCTGTTCTTTGAACATCGGATCTACTGCGCCAATAGCAGGCGATTTGTGGCCCAACAGCAGTTCAAGCGGTTTTTCGCCTTGTACTGGTATCTTTGTCTTTGCGCCTGGGTTGATTCGTAAATTGAACTGCTGGCAAGATTCCTTGGAATCCGAAAATCTTTCGTAAGACCATTGCACAGTCGCCGCAGTGTGCGTTTCCCATTCTTGGAAATGCGCCTGGGTAACAATCGTAAAACGATCTTGGAACTTAGGTTCTTTGGTCGCCGTTTGGATTTCTGTGTAGTGGTTCATTCAAGTAGTGTTATTGTAAAGAAGAAGGAACACCCAAAAGAAGCAAGTTTGCTTCTTTTGCCAGTTGAACTTTTTGGACATACTGTGTCGCTTGGGTGGAAAGCCTGCCGCGATTATCCAGCGGTTGTAGATCGATATCCGTACCTAATTGTTTCTCCGTCGTTTCAAAATCCTCGGGACGAGCGAGTATTCTATCACTGATAACTCGGTGATCGCGACCCGGTAAGTTCTTTTTTAGGACTCTGCGACCGAAGGACGGGACATCCCTATCGAAAGTTTCGAGATTAAACTCGAATCGGTATGAGATTTTGTAGTAGTAAAAACACACCCCGTACAACAATCTTTCCCATCGAGCATCGACGAATCGCACACACCTAGCAGGATGCCCCCACAAAGGTCGATCATTGACTTTGTTTATCAAGTTGTTGATAGTCGATATAGGCAAAATTGCCGAGTTGTACGTCAACGTAATCGCAGGGAAGCTGAACTTGTCCTCAGCTTCCGGCCCGTTGATAGGCTCCATATTGGAATGTGTTAGCGGTATGCCGTCTTTGTCTACCTTAGCTAATCGACTGACGTGTACGAATTCCCCGGCTATTTGGTAGGGCTCCAATAACGGATTGTTTATCTCCGTTGTGGAACATCTAGTCATTGGCTTTGTCGTAAATGTCTGAACGACTTCCCAATCAAAAACAGGCTCCCCTTCCTTAACGTCCCTGTGCGGGGATATTTGCAAACCTGGGGTACAGAAAGCCCAAGGATCGTAATCCTCACCTTCGCTGTAGGGACTCCCGACAGGAAGAAGCTGAGTATTGGCAGACTGTAAAACAGTCTCAGGCCCATCCAACTGATTGTTGGTATTGAAGATCCATCGCAACTCGTATGTACGATGACCTTCATCGTCCCTGGTCATGGATTGTCCGGTGAGTCCTCTAAGTATAGCGACCATTATTTCACTGCTCCGATAGCTTCGAGTTTCGGGCCGGATTTTCTTTGGAGTTCTATGAGCTTTTCCAATTTGCGGTTGGTTTCTGCTTGTTCTCGCACCATAGGATTCTTTTCTGCTTTCTGCCCTGCTTGAAAATCCCTAAGTCGCATAAGAGCTTCATAGCTAGCCACTGCGAATTGCGCTGAATTGAAATTCATAGCTTCGGCTACGGAGTATGCCGATCCTGTTTTTAATTTCTTTTCAGGTTCTTCCATCATCTTCATAATGCGTTCCATAAGCTCTTTGAAATCAGCATCAAATGCTTCCAACCAATCTGGAAGCGCAGGCTCTTTAACCGGCTTCTCGGCGGCTTTCAGATTCAGATTTGGCAAAGCCAAACCTTTGAGGTCGATCTTCTCAAATCCTGATTTGAGTCCGGCCAGAAGTTTCTGGCCGACTCCGAGCATACCATCAGAAAACGCTTTATTGGCTGCGTCTGCTCCATTCCCGCCGCCTATGAGCTTAGGATTTTTGGAGATGACATCTGCCAACATATCTTTGAACGGCGATCCAGAACGCCTCAGGAAGTTAGGCAGGAATGGACTTTGGCCGGTGGCTAACGCATCCAAAATACCAGCGAGTTGCGATGCTATGAATACGTCTCTGCGCTTGAACATCGCCGCAGCAGTATCAGATTTTTTCCAAGCCTCTTTGAACTTGCCGATAATCATCGGCAAGTTTGCCAATAGCCAATTAAACGCTATAGAGAACGCTTCGATCAAAGATTTGCCAACGAGCATCATATTGTCGATAAGTGCCGACAACATACTGTTGGCTACTGAGGACACTACTCCGATGATTGCATCGAAGTTAGTCCTGAACCAAGTATCAAGGATGCCTAAGTTCTCTTTTATGTTGGTAAAGAACCCTTTCATGCGTTCGTTGAGGATCGAAATGTCGATCACCATCGCCCTAAAGGCTTCTTTCAATCCTCCCTTACCAGCGATGTAGTCCCGCAGCAATGCGATACCCATACCTACCGCTGCTAGCCCAGCCAGAGCTTTGACCATGCCTGCTAGAGATGCGACCACACCCAGAATCGACCCTGATGCAATGGCAGTCACGGTCGAGGCTATACTTCCCAAAATAAGGCTCAACATTGCCATAGAAGCCGTGATCGGAAGTGCAAGTAGACGAAGCCCCTTGAACGTAGCTAGTAAGGATGTAGCAGACCATCGAACAGATGCTACTGAAAGTCCGAGCAAATGGAATCCGACTTTCAGCATGAAGATGTTCTTAGCAAGGTTCGCGATCTGGACAACCCTTTGAGGGTTGTCCTTCATAAACTGCCTGAACGATTCTATGAACATCAACAGTCGCTTTAGCGACTGGTTGATGGATGGCTCTAGGATCTTGATGAATTCCATAGCCGTGTTTCGCATACCTTCCTTGGCTTGATTCATCAAGCCGCCCATCTCAGCGGAAACTTTGCGTAGAACTCCGGCAAACCTTCCGGTTCCGGTGGTTTCCATCTTCAAGGCATTGATTACGTCCTCGGACGTAATCAAACCATTCTCCTTGGCTTTGTTAAGCGTCTCAATACTGATCTTGGTCTTATCAGCAATAGTTTGTAGTGGGTTGAACCCCTGCTCCGTCAACTGCCTCAAATCGTTTCCGACGAGTTTTCCGGTGCTGACGATCTGAGACATCGCAAACGCTAGTCGTTCCAATCTGAACTGACTGCCCCCGGCCACTTCACCCAAATGACGCATAACCTTGATTGTCTCGTCAGTAGATACTCCGAAGGACATCATATTCCTAGCAGCTTGGGCTAGTTCTAGCGTGCTGTATGGAGACACTTCGGCGAACTGCTGAATGGCTTTCATCGCGGCGGCAGCTTTTTCAGAACTACCAGCAAAGGCTTCGATAGCTACTTCGTTTTCTCGATACTGAATTCGCAGGTTAACCAATCCGCGAGCTAGTTCGATGGTGTTGCGAATAGCATTGGTGTGCATATAGATGTCAGCGCGAGAAGTCAAACCGCCACCCAGACCACTGCCAGATCCACCAGACCCAAAAGTTCTTGTAGGGGCCGTATAGCTGAATTTAGTCGGATGCGTGGTATAGTACCGACTCGCCATTCGCTTAGCGTGGATCTCGCGTTCTATTTGCATTTTCTGTTGCAATGCTTGCATTTTCAATGCGTGCATCTGCGTATCTTGATTTGCTTTTCTTTGCATATCGGCTAGAACTTGCGCAGATTTTTTCATCTGCTCATTGTGTTTAATAGCCTTTCGATGATTGTCATCCTGTAGGTTGTTAAGTCTTTGTTGGATAACCAAAGTTTGCTGCATCAAATTATTAACTTGCACCCTGCCCTTAGCCATAGCGATGTTGGCAGATGTTTGCAGATTGGACAACCTCTGCGCCTCTGTCAGTTGCTTTGCTGCTGCAAGTGCATTGTCATTATTTATCTTGTTGGTGATCCATTGTATATCAGCCAATCCTTTGTTTTGTAAATTCAGGATTTTTTGGGCGTTTAGCTTGTTTTGGTTGGCTATGGTATTCTGGTGAGTCGCAGCAGACTGCTGCGACCTCTGCTGGGCCGCATCTGCGGCCCTTTGGTTAGATTGTTGCGAGTTGTGCATCCTCTGTTGGTGCAGAGCCGCAGACTGTTGCGACCTCTGCTGGGCCGCATCTGCGGCCCTTTGGTTTACCTGCTGTGCATTGTGCAACCTTTGTTGATGTAGAGCAGCAGAGTGCTGCGACCTCTGCTGAGCCGCATCTGCGGCTCTTTGATTTGCTTGTTGTGAGTTGTACAACCTCTGCTGGTGCATATCAGCAGATTGTTGCGATCTCTGCTGGGCCGCATCTGCGGCCCTCTGTTGCACTTGCTGTGCGTTATGCAGTCGTTGTTGGTGCATGGTCGCAGATTCCTGCGACCGTTGTTGGTGGATCGCAGCAGATTGCTGCGATCTTTGCTGAGCCGCATCTGCGGCCCTCTGTTGCACTTGTTGCGTGTTGTACAGCCTTTGTTGATGTATTTCCGCAGACTGTTGCGACCGTTGTTGGGCCGCATCTGCGGCCCTTTGGTTTACCTGTTGAGCGTTGTATAGCCTTTGTTGGTGCATTTCAGCAGATTGCTGCGATCTTTGCTGGGCCGCATCTGCGGCCCTCTGTTGCACTTGTTGCGCATTGTATAACCGTTGCTGGTGCATGGTCGCAGATTCCTGCGACCTCTGCTGATAGGCAGCAGCAGACTGTTGCGACCGTTGTTGGGCCGCATCTGCGGCCCTCTGTTGCACTTGTTGAGCGTTGTGTAATTTTTGCTGGTGCATGGTCGCAGATTCCTGCGACTTCTGTTGGGCTGCGTGTACCTTACGAAGATGCTCAACTTCCGATTGTCTATATTTTTGTTGAAGATTACGAAGTTCTTGCGCGTGCGTAATCGCCGACTGCTGTAACTTTTGTTGATGGATTTCGGCTGATTGTTGCGATTTTTGCTGAAAAACTTCTCGGGCTTTGACCTCAGTGTTTAGTTGGGTTAGAGCTTTTAGTATAGATTTCAGAGTGTCATCGAAGTGCGTACTGTCCCCCATTATTCGCACGCGAATAGGTGGTAGTTCTCTTTCTGCCATGACTACTGCTCCTGATTGACACCTAAGGCACTAAGCCAAACACTTCTTGAATCCGATTCGTCGGGTTCAGGTACTTTTTTCTCTGGTACAGAAAATTCGAGCAAATAGTCCGAAATTTTCTGCGACTTGGCCCCTTGGGATACGAAAATGGCCCGTATCATCGCAGCAGCATAGTAATCCGGTTTTTCGTGAATGGTCATGCGTTCTTCAAAGTACGCTTGCCATTTTTCAAACTCGGATACCGTAGTTAATTGCTTAACAAGCGATACGGGCCATCCAATTTCGTGCGCCAGTCGAAACCAAAGGTATTCTTCTGGCGTTAGTCGTTTTTTGGTAAATCCTCGTCGTTCTTCTTTGGCTTGAGCCCGTTGAGATCCGTGGCGATGTCAAACAGGACTTTCTGCGCTGTGTCCGGCCATTCCTGAATCTTCGATTCAGGAATGGGCTTGCCATCGGCATCATAGAGGCACAACGACAAGAGGTTGCTGTAAAGCCCCTTGTAGTCTTTCATACCTACGACTTCACCACTCGCATCGCGAGTGGTTTTGGATGTCACTTTGTTGAGGTACTCGTCCCGTTGCGCGCCCGTCATTTCCTTGACGGAATACACCACAACCTCACCTTCGGCGACTTCGAGTTCGACTGGTTGGGACTTACGGAGAACCGAAATTCGTACTGCGTCTGACATAATCTTTTCACCCTTCTGCTACAAAAAAGGCGAACACAAGTGTTCGCCTGGAAACTGACAAGTGTTCTACAACGCTTACGGAGCAAGCGTTGTGGTGGTCGTGGTTGCCGTGGTTCCAGTCGCAAACACTGGTGCAACTTCGACTGGGGTTGCGGCGGTGGACAGGTTACTTGGAATGAGTTCCAAGGTAGCCTGAGGACGCTCGCCTTCTTTGAGGGCATCCGGCGTGAACTTGTTCACGACGGCGTAGAAGCTCAAAGTGGCTCCGTCTGGGAAAGTAATCTGAATGTGGCGATTCGATCCGAGGATGTTGTGCATCTGGCCGATGACCGCAGGATCATAGGCCACGACGACCGAGACAGGCCCGAGGGTAATGAGCTTCTTACCGAGGTTGGTTCGATAGCGACTGTTTCGCATCGTGGTCTGATCGATAACGCCGTTGGCATCCAACTCAGGTGGCGTT